AGAAACTAAAGGGCAGGATGACTGAGAGGGTAAAAGTGTTATCATTAGAGAAGATGCAAGAGAAGTTAAATGACCTAGGTTGTGATGAGGATTACCTAATGGAAGAAGTTGTAGCTGGTATTACTGATAGAGATAGGTCTGGTAGAAGAGATTCTCAATGGTTAAACTGTGTCAAGATAGTAGCAAAGGTTAAGGGCTTTGATCTAGAGAAGCCTAATGGTGAAGATCCATCTAAGCAGATAGAGACTGCTGGTGTTAATAGGTTTGCTGGTACTATGACTACTGTTGGTGATAGAAAGAGAGAGAAAGCATTAGGAGTTAGAGCTGTAAATGAAGCTATAGTGTTATCTGATATAACTGTAGATAAGAAGCAAATGGACATTATCAAGAGTGATGCTGTAACTTATGCTGAGGTAGTTGATGACTAAAGTAGAGAAAAGAAGACTGTCATGGAGTGAGCCATTAAGAGCTATTGCAGATGCTTCACCTTACTTTAAGATACAAGCTATCGACAACTATATAAATGATCTAACATATATAAATGTGGCTAAGGTAGAAGCAATACTCAAGTCACAGAATCCAGGATTATCTACTAGTGCTATACACGCTAAAGCTATTGATCAATGTCAAGCTATACTGTGGGATGAATTTAGGGATCTATTAAGAACAGACACATACTATTGGTCACTAGTGAATATGAAGCACCAGATGATGAATGTAACACCTGATTTTCACTTAGATGCTTATGATGCTTTAATTGATCCTACAAAGAAATATAAATGCTTTGTTAGATTCCGTGGTAGTGCAAAGACTGCGCAGAAGACTAACTTTATATTACAAAATGTAACAGAGTGTTTACATCCTGTAATGATAATGATCTCTAGTGCTGTAGGTTTAGCATCAAATGAGATAATAGATATTAGAGCAGAAATAGAAGTAAACGAAGTTATCAAGTATATATATGGTGATCTAAAAGGCTTATCTATTTGGAATACTAAAGTATTGGAGTTTGCTAATGGTGTATGTCTTATGGCTAAAGGTACTACTTCTCAGATACGTGGTACTAAGTGGAAAGGTCAACGTCCTACTCTAGTGTTGATGGATGACTTTGAAGACGAGAAGAATGCTGACACAGAGGATAAGAGAGCTACTCTTGTTAGATGGTTCTCTGCTCAGATTAAGCCTATTGGTGATGTCAATATGCAGACTGTTATGTTTGGTACTATTGTTCATCCTGATGCCTATCTAGCAAAGGTAGACCCTAAGTGGGATGAAGAGACTAAGACATTTAAGAATCCTAATAGTATATTCGGTGGAGTTAAAGGATACTATAGTAGAGTAGATATTGCTGATAGTAGTGGCAATCCTATGTGGGAAGATAGGTACGATAGAGAGTGGATTGAAGATGAACGTAAGTCACATGAGGCAGATAACACGCTGTCGTTTTTCTATCAGGAGTACTATAATATACCAGCACAGGAATCTAATCCTATAATAGACGTTAAGATGATTACAGAGCTTAATGGAATATATAAAGAAGAATATGGTGTACAATACATTGAGGTATATGCTGCAGATGATAAGCTTAGATTTACTCCTATTAAGAAGATACCTATCAATGTGTTTATTGGTGTAGATCCTACTAGAGCTACTAGGGCTAGTAGTGATGACTTTGTTATGGCAGCTATAGGTGTTACTAATAATAAGAATATAATACTGTTAGACTTCTATGCTAGGGTAGTATTGATTAAGGATCAAGCTGCAATGGTAGTTGACTTCCTAAACAAATGGAATCCACAACACGCTACAATAGAGACGTATGGTTATCAATTAGCATTGCACCAATATGTAGAGGATCTACTAGAGCTAGAAGAAGGTAATGGTACAGGGCATGTGTTATGGGAGTTCAATGAGAACAAGAGTAAGAAGGCTAAATATAAAGAATCACTATGTAATCCTATAGCTAATGGTTATGTTTCAAGACTAAGCTCATGTGGTAATTGGGATAAGTTCTTTACTCAAGCTGCTAAGTTTAGTGGTGGTGAGACAGATAAGGATGATTGCTTAGATGGTGCTACGCTGGCCATGCATGAGAATGAGAAGGATGGCAAGATGTTATGGGGTCCTTATATTGATGATGTAGATGCTGAGGTAGAGAAAGCTCGAATACGATTCAATAAAGCACGTAGTAAGAAGAAGAGAAAAACTAACTTTATGGGAATGTAATAATATGGGTAAACTAATTAAATTATCAGCAATAGAAGCATACCAAGAACATTCTATGTTGTCTGAGGTGCTAACAAAAGATCACTACGATCACATAGCTGACTGTGATATGAATGAATTATTCTATGATGGTGGAGATAGTCAATGGACAGCAGATGAGCTAGAGTCATTAGAAGAGCGTGGTCAATATAAGCTTACTATAAATGCTATTAGGAAAGCTATACTAGCAGAAGTAGGGATGCTTACGTCAGCAAAACCTAAGTTCTCATGTGCTCCTGTTGGAGTAGAGGACGATGCATTAGCTGGTATATGTACACAATTACTAGATCAATCTTACAGGGATAGTTTAGGAATGTCTGCATTATCAGAGATATGTTTATCGGGGTTAAAGGCTAATATATCATATGCTTTTGTAAGAGGAATTGGTACAGAGAAAGTTATATTTGAACCATTGAACTATAGAGAGGTATTTGTAGCTCCATGTAAGGATGCTATGTTTAGAGATGCTGAATGGATTGCAACACGTAAATGGGTAGCTTCTGAGAAGGTTGAAGCTCTATTTGGTATTGATCAATTAGTTGTACAGTCACCTATAGACTATCCTAGCTTTGATACTACTTACGCTAGTGGTAAGAATAAGATGAGAATATATGATGCTACTAGAGATATGGTAGAGGTAATAGAGAGATTTAGAAAAGTAGTAGAACGTATGTCAGATGGTTCTACTAGAATACGTATTAAGAAGAGAGTGTTATTAGGCTACGGACATGTGTATGAGGAGTATTTGCATCCTTCTATTGTTGACTATCCTATTATACCATTTTATGCTGATTACTCTAATAATCAATTCAAGTATGGTGAAGTACATCATCTGAGAGATATACAGAGATTTATGAATAAGATGTTTAATCTAACGGTTAAGTCAGCTCAAGCATTGAGTAATGGTAAGGTAATCGTAAGGAAGAATGAGATACCTAATGGTGATGTTGATGCATTCGCTACTAACTGGTCTGCACCTGATGGTGTTATAGTTCTTAATCCTGGTGCTAAGCCACCTGATGTAGTACATCCAACACCTATCAATAGTTCTTATTTTGAGATATACAAGGATGCAGCTAAGACTATGAATGATCAGTATCTAATGGCAGCTCCATCTAAGTATGATGATCTAGCCCTTAATCCAGACAGTAAACAGGATTGGGATAGTATGGTTACTTCTTCTATGAGAGTACCTGCAGCTATATGGGAAACATTCTTGTCACAACTTGGTAGTGTTATATTACAGCATACTCAAGCATACGTAAGCTCAGACAATGTTATTAAGGTTATAGATGGTAATAAGTATATACAAGATATCAAGACAGCACAGAAGGTTAAGTTAGATGCAAGCACTGATGAAGGTATAGCTCAATGGTCTAGTCAGATGATGAAAGATGGTTCTATGTCTATGGAACAGATAGAAACAACTATCTATAAAACAAAGAAAGCTATTGACATAGTAGATGCTCTATCTGATCTTATAAGAGATAAGGTGCAATTAAGAACTAATGTAGAAGTAGAACCTGAGTCTTATACTGCTACTGCATCAGTACAGAACTTTAGACTAATATACTCTTTAGCAGAGAAAGGCATTATAGATCCTAGTTTAGTTGTAGATTATCTACCAATACCAGACAAGGAAGCTATTAAGTCTAAGATGGACTCATTGAGATCAACTACTAGACAGATAGAGATGTTGAACAATGAGCTAGAGAAGATAAATAAGAAGCTAGAGAAATCTGAACAAGAGAACACTGAGTTGTCGAAGAAGATCATTGATACTAAGCATGAAGCAGGACATGATTATAGAACTAAAGACACTATGATGAAGAAGCAATATCAGAAGCAAATGAGTGCTTTAGAGAAGAAGATTCAATCTAGTTCTAGTAAATTAGAGTTAAAAGAATTACTATTAGAACTAAAGGACGCTATGAGAGATAATCCAATGGCTGTTAAAGAAGGTCTAGAAAAATACTTAGGAGAATACTAGGATGAGTAATCTAATACAAATGAATGAAGATCTATCGAGTAATGTTGATAGACAACTTATTGATGGAATGCGTAATGCTGTAAGTGGAGTCGATATAACAAAGATGATTGGTAGTGGAACTAATATGGTACAACCAAACGAAGGACAGTTTCAGAATCATGCTGTAGATCCAAAGGTAGAAGAATACAAGAGAGTATATGATTTAGCTCAGTCTGGTAGTCTAGTACCAAAGGAAACTATAGGTAATCCCTATTTTAACGGCTCTAACAACACGAATAACG